ATAGCAAAGTCACTCAGGTGCAAGTCTTTTACATAATCTAAGTCCTCTACTGCTGTAGCACCAATTTTACGAATCAAGTCATCGCGCAAGCTTGGGTAGTACTTCAATATGTCCGAAACTCTATAACTCACCGCCTTAGCTGTCTCTAGGGTAATATATCCTGCAGCATCAAGAATGTGTCTTGTCGCTAAATTTGAGTTGTAAGCGGCCATCTTTTGCACTCCTACTAAAGTATCCTTGTCAGGATTTGAAGCGTCACTAGCGTTGTTCAATCCTACTACATCAGTCAATTGAGCTAAGTATCCTGCGTTCTCGTTTCGTAGGGCAGTTAGTTTATTGATACTGTCTCCGGTATTGATTTCCTGAAAGGGTTTTTGAGAGTTATTGTACTCCCCGCTAATAGTTGATGAACGGTACAAGTAACTTCCTTTTTGAAGGTACATGTCAAGTGACTGCTGCACTGTCTGCACCTCTCCATTGCCAAGCTCAACCTCGGCCAAGGCATCTAAGTCAATCGCAATACCATCGGGTGTAATCCCTTGAATGATTTGCTCTGCCTTTAATTCTGTAATGTTTCTCTTGTCCTCGATAGGCATCATTCTCGATACCAAACTTGATATTTGTCCGTTCTGATAGTTTGGCGCTACACCTACGTACTGCTCACAAACCTTTTGGATGTTAGACTTAGGACGAGCCATAGACTTAGAAACTTCCCATTTAAGCAATATATTAGTTCCCAAAACCAGAACTCCCTCAAATAATACTTCCTCTACTACAGAAGCTCTAGTGTACTTGTCTTTTTTATTTTTTTTAGTTTCGTCAAAAACCTCGTTTGCATCATCAATAATAACCTCACCGTTTGCTTTTTTCTTTATCTTTTTAGCATTCTCACGATTGGTCTTGTAGGTAAAGTAGAGTAGGTTAGCAGTTCCTTTTAGGTTGTCTGTCTTAGACAAGGTGTTGTGCTTATTCCAAACATTCCCTGAATTGATAATCTCCTCCTTTACTTCTTTATCTCCTGCTAGTTCCGGATACTCTACAAAAATGTCAGTTACTAATGTTTTCTGAACATGTCCTTTGTAAAAGCAGTCTCTAAAGTAAGGGTCTTTTGTCTGTGAGTACACCATGTCAATAGGGTCAACGTACTCAATTAAGATACCTTTGGCACCATTAAATCTATTACGAACCCAACCAATACCTAGCTCCACCAAATCTCTTTTGACTAATCTATCTGTAGTTAAATTATATGCATTTTCCTCCATCACCGTAGCTATGGCTAACTGATTCGATAGGCAGTTAGATGGTTTCCACTCCATTTGCAAGTGAATGTCTAGCTCTTCCTTATTTTCAGGAATCTGATCCACAGGCATGCTCGCTATATCCATTCCCATAGTTTCCATCGCCTTGTTGATGATAGGTAAACTATTTTGGTCATTTTCTATTCGCTTTCGATACGCCTGCTTATTATCTTGAGAGATAGGGTCAATAGCCTTAGCGACGATAGAGTAGGGTCTGTTCACCATACCATTAACCACTAAGTCAACAATCTTAGGTAGGGTACTCAAGGACTTTTCGCTCAAGTTAAGTAGCGAGGTATCGCCATTAGTACCTAACTTTGGGTAGTATTTTTTCATGTTCACTCTACCACTAGCATAAATACGTCTCTCTAGGAATTCTGCTTGGTTAGAGTAGAACCTGGACTTACCACCGCCACCGTTTGAGAACCACTCCGAAAGGATAACATTCCCTACAGCCATACCAAAAGGTCTGCCTTGTTTTTTCTCAAAACTATCCAAGTGACTTGGGTAAGAAACATTTTGTGATACTTTAAATTCGCTTTCTTTGTTTGCCATGATTTTAGCTATATTGTTTGAATTTTATATTTGTTGATTTCGTTGCTGCTCTTGGCTCTATGTAGGGTCTTCTATTAACCGCCATTATCGCGTATCCTGATGCGATAGTAGCATCAAAGTCTGTTCTTTTGGCTACGTTAAACTTGGCCCAATCTCGCATTGTTCTTTCAAAAGGCATGGAACCCATCTCGCCTTCATCCCTCACGGCCATAGTATTTTGTCCCTGAACATACTTGCCTACATATTTATCGATATAACTTTCTATTCCTGTCCAGTGCGAGGTAATTATATCTGCACCGGAACTTGGTATCCCTCCTAAATCTTTCTCAGTTTGAGAGAGTTTACTCATAGGCTTGTCAAATCGATTGATAGAGAATCCACGGTAGCCTCTGTTTCTAAAGTGAAGTAGTAGTCTTGACTTGTTACTCTCAATTAGCGCAGGCATTCCGTAAAAGATGCAGGCCATAAGACAATCTTCAAAGAATATCTCAGCCGTTTGTGGTCTTGTGATATACTCTAAAAAGAAAAAATTATTTGGTGCGTCTTTTATTGTTGTTCCTGTAAGTCCTAACATAGCTCCCTTAGAACCTCCGCTGTATTCTGAGCCGTTTTCTGTCTCTTCTAGCTTACTGCCTTGTGTAGAGTCTTGGTCGTAGTTATCTATCCCAAAAGCGCCTAAATCAGCGTTATCTGGATGCTTGCATACTAATCCAAATTCATTCCTTTTTAGGATATGCTTATTTTGCATATTGGTATTAGGAATCCATCCCACTAAGAAGCGTCCTTTCTCTGAAGGTGTCCATATTACGCGGCTATCGACAACATTGTTTTCCCAAGAGAAGTTTCCACGCGTTAGTGTATTTCTTACATCGTACAACTCATTATGGTCTAGCTGCTCGTTTATTTTTTCTTCGTTGAATATGGAAGAGGTAGACTCATCTCTAAAAGCATCAGCCTTAGTAATGGGGTCTAAACGTCTTGCATTCCAATAATATTTATCTCCTAATGCTCTAGCCGACTTAAATTCATTCTCTAAGTACTGCAAGGAGCCTATCAGTTTTAATTCTCCATTTGAGTTCACAAAACTTTTCCCTAAAGAAACCTCAGTATGGCAAATCCCGTACTTATCCGTATAATCCTCTGCGTTATGATGGGCAGGTAAGAAGTAGGAGTAGAGTCCTGTAACGGTTCTATTGTTCGCGTTTCTTTTTAATACATTTGAACCTCTATCCAAAGTTTGAAATTGACTTCCTCCTTTGTCTAATGGATTCAGGGTAGAACCAATAAACGCAGTTCCTACTACGCGTCCTCCCTGTACCATCGTAGGCTTGATGTTGTTCCAATGGTCTACATAATTATTAGGGCGTATCCATTTTCCTGCCTCATCACCAAGGTACATTGTCAATTTAATGGAGTCATAGGCTAGGGTAGCGGTAGCCCTATAGTCTACAGTCGTATTTAAGTAATCTCTAGTAGAGTTGTCTTTTAGTTTTTTACTCGCTCTGGAGTTGTCTGAAGGTTTTCCAAATACCATTTTCTTTACATCGTCAATCTTTCCTTTAACCACAGGCTGAAAGAAAAACGGTAAATTCTGAATCACGTAAGAATATTTCAAGTAAACGGAAGCAGCATCCTGATCGGACTTGGAAGTGATTCCTATCTTAGCATTTCTAGTACTTGTAGAGATGTCGATTAAATGGTCTAGTGCCATCTCCGTAAATCCTGTTCTACGACCTTTAGTAAAGAACATGCCTACGCTTCTCGTGTCTACAATACAAGCCTGTCCAAAATAATACATATTAGCCTGAGCCATACGGAAGTCTTTGTACCCACCTGTTTCTAGCATCTCGTTCCACTGTAGCCCCATATAATGAGCAGGAGTAACGTAAACTGCCTTACCGTTATTCATAAACCACAATCCCTCACGCCTGCGTTTGAATTCTTGCATGATAAACTCAGCAAAGGCTTCTTCGGTGTCAGGAGTAAGTCCCTTTGGCATCTCAGTACGTCTCCAGTACTGCTGCTCTTTTGGGAGTTTATGAAATAGTATTTTATTTTTGTTTGGCTGCTTTGGGAGCATGATATTTAGGCCATCTAAGGTGATAATATCTCCCTTAGTCCCTAACGGGCAAATCATGACACTATCCGTAAGGGCATCGTACCATTCTTTGTGATAATTCTTTGTAGGGTAAAACTCTTGGTTAGCAAACTTCTCAGGATAACCCCTCTTAAAGTCGCGCTCCTGAAGGTCAAACTTATCAGCCTCAATTTGGTTTTGAAGTTCAATGTTTCCTGCATTGATGTCGGTGATCGCTTTAAGAATAATAGGTTTAGAACGAATCGCTGTTCCGTACTTCTCAGCCTCTAGTTCATCAAAGTTGATTTTCTTTTTTAAAGCTTCTCTCAATACCTCTATAGAATTCTCTCCTGCCTCAACAAGTGCCACGATGTAACCCTTTAGCTTATCATGGCTTGGTGCATTTGGAGAGTTTTGCCAGGAAACAAGTAGCTCCTTAATAGCTACAAAAGAGTCAATACGGGACTTCACTAATAGCGATAGTTTATCATCGTTGACAGCTAAAATGTCAACGCTTAGTATCATACCTGTCAAGGCATTCTGTATTGATAACTCTATTTCTTCGCTAAGTCCCTTCATTGCAACAAAGATATGATTTTAACAATTACAAACGTTTGTTGTCGTTTATAATTCGCACAGTGAAATTTATACTTCTAGTTGAGCTAGTATTCTATTGGTACGTATTCTATACAGTCGTTGGTTGTCTAAATTAAACTCGTACTCGCAGTCTACGCCAAATACAATCTTATCTCCTGCTTGGATTCCTTGTTTTTTTAGCATTTCATTATTATAAACAACAACCCCTACATGCTCGCGCTCTACTTCTCCAATCCATTTTTTATCCTCTACAATAGGGGATACAAATACATAATCGTCTACAGCGATACGCTCTTCACCTCTGATGATTAGGTATATTAACTCCTGCAGCACCTGAAACAAATCGCCTTGTATGTGAGCATCGGATTCTCTAGTGAGTCCTGCCCCGTCAAAGTAGGTTCTAAATACGTTGTGCTGCACAACCACATGATCGCCAACGATGATATTCCCTTCGTAATTTAGCGGAAGTGAAACCACAACCCCAATTCTATTTACATTCGATGCATGCTCGATAGAGGTATTAA